GTGAGAAATATTTTACTTGTTTAGTATTGACAATTTTAGTACGATGGATAAATTCGATTTTGAAGCATTGATGAATCGGATAGATTCGTTGGAGAAAAGCATCGTACCACAGTCTTCAGGGGGTATTCTATCTCACTTGAAGTCTTGGTTCGAAAACACAGTTGGAAGGTTTTCCAGAAGGCACATCATGTATGCGGCCGGTCTGGCTTATGCTCTCTGGCTTAATCGCCGGTTAGGGCCTAAGCTTGGACAGCTGCTTCGATGGATCCTATCTAAAGCCGTACCTGGTTTTAGACAGGCCCGATCCTGGATAACTGGCAAGGTGGAAGCGAGGTTTGAACCGACTAGGCTCGACGGGCGTGAAAACGTGATGGAGAGCATACGAGATGGATCCTTGCTTACGCCTATGATGACCCCGAAGTGTCAAGTTAGTGTTGGGCAGATGAGGGATGGCGAGTTCCACATACATGGTTGTGGGGTAAGATTGGAGACATTTCTTGTCCTGCCAGATCATGTATGGAGTTATTCGCGCATTTCTTCGGAAACTGGTAGAACATGGCTTATGGGTGCGGCTGAGAAACCGATTGAAGTATCGGAATTCGAAGCCAACGTCCTTGATACTGATATGGTTTATGTGCGGCTACCTAACAATGTTTGGTCTCAGTTGGGTGTCGGCACTAGCGCTCTTGTACATGAGGTCCCGTCTCAGGGAGTTTATTGTACGATCGTTGGGCCGGCTACTCTTGGTTCTTGTGGGATGTTGCGACATGATCCTTATGTATTTGGTAGAGTTGTGTATGATGGTAGTACGACCGGTGGTTTCTCTGGTGCGGCGTATATGCGGGCTAATTCAATAGCCGGTATACACCAACGTGGAGGAAAGACTTGTAATGGTGGGTTTTCTGTCAGTTATTTATGGGTGACGCTTTGTGCTATGGAGAAAATGAAACCAGAAGATACGGCAGATTGGCTTAGGAACTCTTTTAAAGGAAAGAAAAGGGTGAGAGTTGATAAATCTTGGGCAGATACTGACACAGTGCGCGTGATGGTCGATGGTGCATTCGCCATTGTCGAACGTTCGTCAATGAAACAGGCTTTCGGCTCTAATTACCAAGATGATTTGGAGGACTTCAAAGTTCCAAGAGAATTGGGCTATGAAGATGCCGTCAATGAATCGGGGGAAGTAAAGAGCTTGAAGCAGCCTGGGGCTTTGAGCGTGGTCCAAAATACCCAGGAGGAGGAAACTTCGCCCGTGTTAATCTTAACAAACGGGTTCAAGAGGCTATCTACCGAACAGCAAAATATGGTTATGGGGGAATTGAACGCTTTGAGAAAGATTACCAATATCCGAAAGATGGCGCTTCAGTCGAAGGCAGCTTCATCCTCCATAGTAACAGATTCTTCAAGCACTCAGCAGGCTTAAAAGAACCATCCAATTTGCAGGATGTCCTTTACATCATGGAGGAAGCCTATCGAGAAGTCATATGGCAGTTGCCTGATAATTACTTGTCTTATGAGCAATTTCTGGTGGCAGTATCGCGTGTTGATATGAAGAGCTCACCTGGTTGGCCTTATGTGAAAGAAGGTTCCACGAATGCCCAAATTTTACAATGGAACGGGTTTACCTGTTCCGAGTATGCGTTGGGCAGGATGTGGAACGAAGTAAATCACTATTTGCAATCAGATGAGCCCATTGTATTGTCGTGCTTTATAAAATCGGAACCGCATAAGATTAGTAAGGTTCAGGAGGGACGTTGGAGACTTATTATGGCAAGCCCTTTGCATGTACAGATCGTTTGGAACATGTTTTTCATGTATTTGAACGATCTTATGGTGAAGAAAGCTTATCATATTCCAAGTCAACAGGGTTTGGTTCTGCCTAATGGCGGATGGAAGGCTTACTTGGATCAATGGCGCAGTAAAGGATACGATGTTGGATTGGATAAGCAGGCTTGGGATTGGACGGCTCCGATTTGGTTAATCTCTATGTGTTTAGAACTAAGATATCGCTTGTGTAGAGGAAGGATGAGAGGACAGTGGTATAATATCGCAAGGAAATTGTATCGTGACATGTACGATAATCCTACGATTATGTTATCCAATGGTCAGGTCTATTACCAGACGATTCCGGGTATAGAGAAATCCGGTTGCGTAAACACTATAAGTGACAACTCTTTTATGCAAATAGGGGTGCATGTATTAGTATGCCTAGATTTGGGCTTACCTTTGTATCCGCTCCCCGTTGCTGTGGGAGATGACACTTTACAGTGTGCTTCGCAAACTGCAGATGTAGAAGCGTATGCTAAGTTCGGTGCGATTGTAAAGAGTGCTTCGGCGGGTATTGAGTTCGTTGGGCATGAGTTCACTACTAATGGTCCAGTACCTTTGTACTTGGGTAAACATGTTGTGAAATCCATGCACGTTGCGGATGAATACCTTCCGGAGTATCTTGACATGATGTGCCGGATGTATTGTAAATCGCCTATTTTCTCTTATTGGGCTTGTTTGGCTAATGAGCTAAATTGTCCTGTGTTCTCACAGGACTATTATAGCCGTTGGTATGATTATGAAAGTAGGTTTTAATACATGTTAGGGCTTTGCGGTGTGTAGGTGGCTTCGAAAGTACGTTATTTAACCAGCGC